GGCTTAACGAAGCTAAACCAACGCAAAAAGATGAGATAGATATTTTATCTGAAATAAGAAAAGAAGTTGAAGGTGATAAGCCGTCGGTAAGCATCGAAGAGCATACTCACATAACATACGTTTGGGGTAATCAAATTGGCGAACAAAATAATCAGGATAAACTTCAATCCTCAAGATTATCAGTTGGAGAGCCTCAACAATCCAGCTCGGTATAAAATAATAGTGCGGGGTCGGCGTGGTGGAAAAACCGAAGAGGAGTTGCAGGGTGCATTAAGAGATGCAGTAGTCAACCCTGGTTTGCATTGGATTTGTGGTCCAAAATACAAACAGATAAAATCAATCGCATGGTCACGGTTAAAAGTAATTATTAAGCCTGATCCTCGATGGAAAATAAACGAGCAAGAATTATATATTGAACACCCAGACATTGTTGCAAAAGACGGACGTAATACACGTATTGAGTTAAAAGGTTGCGATAATGAGGATAGTCTCGTCGGTGTCGGTCTTCGTTCTTTGAGAGTTGATGAGGCAGCGTTAGTAAAGGCTGGTGTATGGGAAAATATTTTGCGTCCTATGCTTGCAGACTATCAAGCTCCGGCGTCGTTCTATTCTACTCCTCGTGGTCGTAATTGGTTTTATGATTTATACCAACGAGGGCTTGGTGATGATGCTAATTGGAAAAGTTGGAGGCAGCCGACACGAATAAATAAGTACATTAAGCCTGAAGAGATCGAAGAAGCAAAAAAGGATATGTCTGCAAGGTTGTTTCGGCAAGAGTTTGACGCTGAGTTTCTCGACGACGATACCGGAGTTTTTAGGAAAATACGTCAATGTATCGTCGGTGAATTTGAATCTCCTATTGAAGGTCGTTTTTATGTAATGGGAGTTGATTTAGCTAAGAGCTATGATTTTACTGTTCTCACTGTTGTTGATAGCGTAACACGTAAGGTTGTAGCTAGGGAACGATTTCAAGATGTTAGCTGGACAGAACAAAAGTCACGGATTCTTTATCTTGCTCATAAGTATAATGACGCTCTTGCTATTTTAGATTCAACTGGTGTTGGTGATCCGATAGCTGAGGATCTACAGTCTTCTAACATAAGCTTACATTATGAGGATGGCAAGCCTGGTGTAAAGTTTGATAATAGAAAAAAATGTCAGATAATCGACAATTTAGTTATAGCGATAGAGCAAAGAGCAATAACTTTTCCTTCGGAATATGAAGAGCTTATTTCAGAGTTGCAGCAGTACGAGTATACGATTACGGACGCAGGAAATATAACGTACTCCGCTCCCGACGGGAAACACGATGATTGCGTTATAAGTTTAGCGTTGGCTGTTTGGGCGATAAAGAATAATTTAAAAGAATCACAGATCATACAAAAGTTTTATCAAGACGAAGAAGATTCTCAGGGCGGTGGTGAGGTAGTAAAAGATGAAAGAGAAGAAACATCTTTTTCGTGGATTTGATTGGGTTTGTTCTGTTTGTGGAAGAGAAGCAGGGTATAACCTTTATGGTGAAAAACTTTGCGATAAATGCTGGTCTAAAAAGTTAGGTCTTCCTTATGGAAACAAAAACAAATCCAGAAAGTCTTGACAAAGTTAAATCTCAAGAAATCACCGGAGAGATTAAAGACTTTGTTACTTCTTTACACGGTCAAATAGAGCAAGAAGAATCTGAGCGCACTACATGGTCAGAGCATGTAGATAAGCTGCATAGATTACGTTTTGGTATACGAAAAAAGAAAACACTCCCCTGGGCAGATTGTTCTAATCTGTCAATCCCTCTCATAGATACAGATATTTCAAGATTAAAGTCATCGTACGTTAATGTTGCGTTTGGCGTTAGTCCTATTGTCTCGTTTGTTCCTTATGGCCCTGAAGACGTAGAGCCAATGAGAAAACGTGAACAGCTATTTGATTGGCGTATGCGTACACAGGTAGATTTTTTTAAACCTTATTGTTATGGAATCGATCAGATATTAGGATCTACTGGTCAGACAGTGTTTAGGATAATTTGGAATTTTCAGACACGCCGGTATACGCATAAAATAAATTTATCTGATTTGCCAGTAGACGTACTCGGTGTATTATTTGATAGTCGGGTAACTGATCAGGTTTTATATAAAATCATCGTCGATGAATTACGAGTTGATGAGGATTATCAAGAAAATATTGACGCTGTAAATAAGATGCTTAGTGAGTTTAGAGATGGTAAAGATTCATTCACTCTTGATTGTATTGAAACAAAAGATAACCAGCCGGATATCATTGCTTGTGACGTTAAAGAGGATTTAGTTATTCCTATTGACACGATACATATTCAAGATGCACGGTTCATTGATTATAAATACTGGATCAGCAAGAATGATTTAAACGTAAAAATTCAAGATGAAATATTCAGTAGCGATTTTGATAGCGAGATAGATTCATGGACAAAGACATCGTTTGACGGTAAAAAGTTAAAGTCAACATCAGAAAGCGATATGATTTTGTTGCATGAGGTATGCTGCTGGTACGACATTAACGACGATGGAATAGAAGAGAGATGTATAGTAACATACCCAGACGCAGATCATAATGCGATATTAAGATTTATTGAGATCCCGTATTCTCACGGAATGTTCCCATACGTTCAAGTAAAACGTGAGTTGGTGCGTAATACATTTTATTCATCTCGTGGTATTCCTAGTCTACAGGCTGATTTTCAAGAGGGTATTTCAACATCAGTGAATCAGATTGTAGATAACGGAACCATATTGAATACTCCTGAGCGTGTTTGGCGAAAGGGTATTTTATCCAATCCAAAGAACCGTAGATATATTCCTGGCGAAGGAATAGAAGTAAACGGTGATATTAGTCAATATCAAACGCGTGTTGTAGGTAATGCGACGCAGGGAGTACAGCTACAATACGCACAATATTTAAAGAGCTGGGCTGATGGATTGATAGGTAATCAGTCAAGTAATTTCTCGGCTGCTAATCAGTCACCTGGCGGTGGTATGCAGGGAAAGATGACGGCTAAAGAAGTAGATGCTTTATTGTCTACACAGAATCAGGCACAGTCATTGGATTTGATTATTTTTCAGCAGCAGATGAGCGAAGTGTATACGATGATTGATGCTCTTTATTACCAATATGGTGATGAAGAAGAAGAGATTTTGATTACCAGAGAAAAGCCGCAAAAGATTTCACGGTATGAGATCCAGGGAAAGTTTGATATTGTCCCTAACGGTCGTATTGATAATGCAACGCATGATCAAAGATTAAAGAAGATTATGTTTGCGTTACAGATAGGGGCAGGAAATCCTATCGTAAAGCAAGATGTTTTGATAAAGCAAGCGTTTGAAGAATTGGGTAGTATGTTTAATGGTGCGATTAAGTCACCGGAAGAAATGCAGCAAGAAGCACAGGCACAGGCTAGAGCTATACAGAATCAGAAGATGGAACAGTTTCAGTATGGAATAGCGTCAAGAAAAATGTCTGATGATTTAGACGTTAGGAAAGAAATTCTTTTAACGCCGATACAGGGCAAAAAATACGCGAGCGATTAAATGAAAATTGGTGATAGAGTAATGGTATTAGGAGAGCATAGCGGATTAGGAATGATAACCGCTATTGACGGAGAATTATATACTGTAACGAAAGATACAGGTTGCGTAATGACAGGTTTAACAGTTGATAAGTTGGAATTGGTATGAAAATAAATCTCGTTTATCATACTCCACAGTGTTTAGGATCAGGGTACATGGGCAGTCTTGGTTTATACCATGCGCTTAAAAATAATGGATTGCTTAATTATGCGTTTAATACGACAGTCAATCAAAAAACGCAGATGTATGAACAGGATATTGACACGAATAGATTAAATGAGTGTCCAATATACTATGTTCGTGGATTCCTTAACGGACGGATGAGCTTGGTTGCTAGGACAGATACACAGTTTAAGGCGTGCTGGCAGAGTGAAAGTTATTATACTCGTCGTGGAGATTTTGATTCATCAACGCAGATTCTTTTAGATAACTTAAAACATTTTCAGATGTTGTTTGTTAGCGCTGAGAGCGATTTAGAAAAGTACGATATACCAACGTACTTTTTACCTTCTTGGGCAGACACTAGTGTATTAAAAGAAACGTGTGAACCTGAGTATGAGGGATTAGGTTTTATCGGTGGGCATGAAGGAAGAGAAGATTTTTTAGGTGGAGATACAAAGCATATTCTTAGTTGTAAGAATACTGGATTGATTACGAAGTCTGAAGACAGGGCTAAAGATTATACGGACTTGATATGTAAATTTAAATATTTAGTTAGCCCTCCTGGTCGATGTTTTAACGGTATGTGCGGTCGAGCGTTTGAGATCATGGCGTGTAATCGTTTATGTTTTCAGTATTTGAACGAAGATACGATGTTTGAGCACATGAAGTTTTTTAAGGATGGTTACGATATTGTATATTTTCACGATTGGGAAGAGTTGAATAGGAAGTTTGAGTATTACAAGAATGAACCTGAGTTGTGCAAGCAGATAGCGTATCGAGGGTTTCAGAATGTAATGCAGAATCATAATCATGATATACGAGCTAAGTACATTGTTAAGTGTATGGAAATCGAGTATAAAAAGTGGAATTTAGATCAGGAAAAGATTGTTGATTTAGATACGATTCTAGGGGATAAGTAATGAACTTTAGTATTATAATACCGACGAGAAAAAGACCAGAATCATTAAGTCGGTTGCTCAATAGTATTAAAGAAAAAACTCACGATTTATCTGATGTAGAGATAATTATTTATAAAGATACCGATGACATTGTTGAATTGCCGGAAGGATTAAACGCTAATATATTAACACGCAAGAGAAGCGACAAGCTCATTAAAGACTACATAAATCAAATGGCGTTAATGAGTGAAGGAAAATACGTTTGGTTTTTAGGTGATGATTGTGAAATTGTTACTGATCAGTGGGACGTATTAGCAAAGAAGATAATTGAAGAATCAAAGATGGATAAGTTTTTTGGAGACACTAAAGACAATACTAGGAATTTTAATAATGTCGGGCAGTTTGCTTGTTTCCCAATTATTTCAAGAAAGTCTATTGATGCGTTAGGGTATTTTTTTCATCCTGAGATAGCGGCATGGGGCGGGGATAAGTATTGTCATTATGTTTATTCTCAGGCTAATAAGGTTCTTGATATGCAAAAGATTGAATTGATACATCATCACGTAAGAAATGATGATACTGCTGCTAAGGTTGAAGAGGCGTACAATAAATACGGGAGTGGTGACAAGATAGACTATAGTTCAGATATCGAGAGGATCGGATGAACATAAAAGAAGCTCTTGTACGTCAAAGCAAACAGGATAAGGTAGAAATAGGAACAATCATAGAACGTGCAATGAAAGGTAAATTTGGCGATATATTCTATGCTGTAGTTGAAGGTCTAAAGAAACAGGAATTGCAAGAAAGCAGAATATATCCAGCAAAACTTTCATCTGATCGTGTTCTTGGTCGAATGGAAGGGTTAGATATGTTAATTGATTCAATAGAGATTGCTATACATGAAAAAGATGAGATTCTAGCGCCTATTCGTAATGACGAACAGGCTGATGAATAGCCTCCCAGGGCTTAAACTGCGAGATAACAACAAGTGGTCTCCCATGACCCGTAAATAAATGCGAGGAGGAAATATGGACGGTAAGACTTTCAAAGAGAAGGAAGCCGAAGTATCGGAAAAAGCACTAGCAGCACTTGGTCTTGATTTAACTGAAGAAGGAAAAACATCAAAAGCAAAACCATCAGGTGAAGGTGGTAGCGTTGGATTAAAGGTCAGTACAAAGACACTTAAAGACAACGAAGAAGAGGAGGAAAGTACAGATGGCGTGCAACCAGAAGAAGAAGGAAAAGAGCAAAAAGAAGATGAAGTAGAATCGGAAGAGAAATCTACCGAAGAAGAAAAAGAAACAACTGAAGAGGAAGAAGAGTTAATACCAAAATCTAAGTATGAGAAAGTAAAGAGCAGATTAGAGCAGCGTGTTAATGCTCTTACTGCACAATTAAAGCAGCAGGAACAAACTAAAGCAACAGTCAATTCAACTAGAGAAAAACTAGAACAACTGAATGAAAAAGACTTGCTTGCTTTAGAGGATGAGGTTGATGATGCTTTATTTGATGCACGAACAGCAAATGACACGTCAAAACTTTCACAGCTTAGAAATCTTCGTCGAGAGTTACGTGATGTTATCGTTACAACACCAAAGAGATTTGTTGAAAAACAAGTTTCCGCGTATAACGATTCTGCGAATAGCATCTTAAATGATCCGGCGAATGAAGATATTGACTTTACGACCGAAGCAGAAACGATAAAGAAAATTGCAACTCAAATATATTCAAATAAGCCTGATCTTCAGGGGTTGGTTAGAGGACAGGCATTAGCGTTAGAGCTTGCAGTTGAGTATTACAGAGATACAAAAAAGTTAAATCAAGGTAAGACCAAGGAAGCTAGTTTAAAACGTGAATTAGTAAAACAAAAACAAAAAACAACGCTAGGTACATCAAAGTCTACGGGAACACCGAGGACTGCTGTAAATATGAAAAAGGAATTTGAAAGCGCAAAGAGAAGCGGTTCAGACCATGATAAAGCAGCGTTTTTGGGAAAGCTCTTAGATATTGATGAATACCTAAGATAAGGACAGAGTATGACAGTTGCAGATATGTTAAATAGTTATACAACGATACGAAACAAAGAGGAACTTGCAGATACAGTATCTGATTTGTTCGCTGATGACGTACCGGCTTTTGCATTAGCTCGTAAAACTAGGGTTGCTCAGCCTGTTGTTATGTGGACTGACGATAATATGCACTCTTCGTCTAAGACAGGTATTGTCGAAGGTGCTACGGTAACGTATACAGGTAAATCCGTTCGTACTTTACGAACAAATTACACGCAGATTCGGTTACGTTCTTGGGAAGTTACTCACTCTCAAGAAGCGGCTGATCCTGCCGGCGTAAAGAGTGAAGTTGGTCGTCAGTTAATGAAAGCAATGAAAGCATTGCTTACTGATTACAGCAAAATTATTCTTGCTACGAATGCGGCAAGTGCAGGTACGACGGCTGCTGGTCGTGTATCTGCCGGTATTCAGAATGTGGCAACGAATAATTATGCTGCCGGTTCTGGTACGGGTTCAACTTCGTATATTAAGTTGAGCGAAAAGAATGTAAACAGTGTTTTGCAGCAAATTTGGGCAGACGGCGGTAATCCTACGCATATTATCTGCGGTGGATATCAGAAACGTGTCATTTCCCAGAACTTTACTGCAAAAACTGGTTTTTCGTTCAATATCGACGCTGGTGCTCGTACGGCTATTAACAATATCAACAAGTACGAAGGATCGTTTGGTACTGTTGATGTTTTAGCAAGCCGTGAAGCGCCTGGTTGTCGTGTTGCTGTTATTTCAAAAGATATGTGGGAAATTGGTATTTTCCGTGATATCGAACAGCACAAAGGAGCTAAAACCTCTTCGAGCTGGAAGGGATGGGTTGAAGCTGAAATGTGTTTGAAGTATGGCAATCCTTTAGCGCATGGACAGGTACGATACTGTACTACGTCGTTCGCTCTTTAGGAACAGGCTTTGGGGGTGAGCCTATCACCCCCTGTTTTTTAGAAAGGATAAGATGGTAGGATGGATTCAAGTGGTTTTATTATTCCTAATCTTGTTAGTATTATGTGATATTCGTGGAGATGTTGATGATAAAGATACCAACAAACAATGAGTTAAGAGAGTTGGCGTTACAGAGAACACCGTTTTCTAATGAAGTTGGAACTAAGGGGGAATATTTAAGCAATGTGCTAGAAGAATTTTTAGCTTTGCAATATCAATATTTCCCTTTTTTTTGTTATGACGCAATGATCGTGAATCACGAGCATAATAAAGAACTTGAAGAAAAAGGAAATAAATCGCCTACTATGATGGTCGGCGATAAGGTTTATGATGGAAGTACAGGATGGAGTAAGGATGGTACGTTTAAGGAAATGTGGATTATCCCTGAGCAGTTGCATACGTTTATGATGCACATCGATCCTAATTTCTGGGCAGATACAAATGCAAAAACGCGGAATAGTTTTATGAAGGCAGTTTTACGGGGAGATGACCCGTACGAATTATTAAGAAAGGTATATTCACATTATGGGAGTAACGTACAAGAAACTAGCAGCAAGATCATTCTCAACTAATCAAATTTTTAAAAACAGATTTGTCGTCGAGATTTGTGAAAAAGTACACACGCATTACAGGAATGTACGATTTATAAATTCAATTCAGGATTGGGTAAACGTAGCTCAAGGATATGCAGACGCATTGAATAGGTGGAAGGTTAGAGGATGTCCTGGAACTAGCAAGGTTCATCATATTGAATTATGTAGGAAGCAGATCATTAACGAAAATGATATTAGTACCTGCGAAATAAATTTGAATCATAATTTGTATGTTAAGCATGAAGGAGAGATATTTTCTGAAGGTGCAGATTTTACGGAACCGTATTACATACACTTAAAATTGCGTGATGTAAGAATTGAATTGTCAATAGAAGATTTTAAAACGCTAAGTGAGGCGATTAAAGATGCTGAAAGAGAACTCAACAGTTGCGATAATGTTACCGGCGTATCTGCGTCCTGAATACACTGAAAAATGTTTTAACGCATTAAAAGAAGCTCAGGAATATAATGGTAGGATTTATCCGTACAGCGACGACAGTTTACGTGAATCTATTCTAAAGTTTTTTAAAGATTCAGATGGTGTTGATATTATCGCAAAAGTAGATAACGATTGTATTGTTCCTAAAAACTGGTTAAACGACATACTTGATATATTCTCAAAGACTGATGTTGATATTTTATCGCCTAATGTGCTTCCTAGTAACGCAGCGTACCACTTCGGAGAAGAAGGAGAAGAATACAGACCTTCAAAGATAATCGGTGGATTGTGGGTAATGCGTAGGAGCATAATTGATGGAATTGTTTTTGAAGATTACGACGTGAAAGGGATAAAAGGAGCGTTCAATATTCTTAAGCAAATCATAAATGAAAAAGACCCAAAGATAGGATGGGCGCATAACGTAACGGTTCAGGATATAGGTCATTGGTCTGGGGTGCATGAAGATCACATTAAATCAGATGAACATAGGGAATACTCACAAGCGGTGGGTAGGGAGGTTGCATGGTAACATTTAGAATCGACGATATTTCTCAGAATACAAATTTCCAGGAATTAAAAGATATTATTCAGACGTTGAATGTATTATGTAAGCCTAAAATTATTTTAGGCGTAACGCTTCTTTCTACAGACAATGGTAAAAAAAGCGGACAGATATATGACGGTGATGCACCGTTTAAGGACAACCCGAAAAAATGGTTTTATAAATGCAATTCAATGTGGGCAAGAAATATTAAGGGAATTGTAAATGTTGCGTCGCATGGACTTATTCATTTAGATCATTCAAGGGTAGGATATGATGCACAAGAAATGAATATATTGA